AAAAGGTAATATAATCAAAGCGGAGACATAAATTATGGCAAGTACATACGTAAACGATCTAAGACTTAATGAAATGGCGACAGGTGATGCGTCAGGAAGTTGGGGTACAGTCACAAATACAAATTTAGAGTTGATTGGTGAAGCTTTAGGCTTTGGAACAGAAGGCATAACAACCAACGCAGATACGCATACATCTACAGTAGCAGACGGAGCTACAGACCCAGTAAGGGCTATGTATGTTAAATATACAGGCACATTAGATTCAGCCTGTACGATTACGATTGCACCTAACACAATAAATAGGATGCAATTTATAGAGAACGGGACAAGCGGTTCTCAAAACATAATAATTTCACAAGGTTCTGGAGCTAACGTAACGATTGCTCCAGGGAATGTAAAAGCAGTTTATCTAGATGGTGCTGGTAGTGGAGCAGCGGTAACAGATGCTTTTGCTAGTTTAAGTGTTGGTGCTATAAATGATATAACCTCAAAAGCATTTGGCACATCCTCCATAATGATTGGTGATAATGCTACAGGAACTATTGATGCTGCTAACTATAATACAGGTGTAGGTGTAGATGTTCTTGCAGCGTTGACTACTGGAGACTATAACACTACTGTAGGTTTTAGAAGCCTTAACGATCTAACAACAGGTTCATACAATACAGGTCTTGGAGCACTAGCTTTAGATGTGGTAACTACTGGAAGTAGTAATACAGGTCTAGGTTATAATGCTTTAGCTTCAAACAGCACAGGTAGTAACAATACTGCTGTCGGAACAACAGCGTTAGATGCAAACACTACTGGAATAGACAATACTGCTGTCGGAAATGCAGCACTTGGAGCAAACACTACTGGGTCAGTAAACACCGCAGTAGGTAAAGATGCTTTACTTTTAAATACTACAGGAACTTATAACGCTGCTTTCGGTAAAGGAACTTTAGATGCTAATACAACTGGTGATGCTAATACTGGTCTTGGTTATGCTGCCTTAACAGCTAATACAACTGCGGATGATAATACAGCAGTCGGTTATCTTTCTTTAAAATCAAACACTACAGGTACGGCTAATACAGCAGTTGGAAAAGATTCTATGTTAGCTACTACAACAGGTGGTTTTAATACTGCTGTGGGTAATGATTCTTTAACAACTAATACTACTGGACAATCTAATGCAGCATTTGGTGTTAATGCTTTACTATCTAACACTACAGGTTCAAATAATGCTGGTTTTGGTCAACAAACACTACAAGCAAATACTACTGCGGATTTTAATACTGCGGTAGGTTATCAAGCTTTATTAGCAAACACTACAGGAGCTAAGCACGTAGCAGTTGGTTCTTTAGCCTTAGATGCAGTTACAACAGCAAATGAACTAACAGCAGTTGGTTACAATGCTTTAACAGCTAACACCTCGGGGGCATCAAACGCAGCTTTTGGTGCTTATGCTCTTGCTGCTGTCACTACAGGGCAACAAAACACAGGGATTGGATATGCAGCAGCATATCAACTTACCACAGGCTCAAACAACGTAGCACTAGGAGATTTTGCTTTAGGAACAAGTACTACAGGAGGATACAACGTAGCCGTTGGTACATCAGCTTTAGCATCAAGCACTACTGCAGGAACAAACACAGCAATTGGATATAAGGTAGGTGAAGATATAACAACAGCAGGAGGTAATACTGGTCTAGGTTATTATGCTATGGGTAACACTACAACAGGAGCTAATAATACTGCACTTGGCTATACAGCCCTCTATACAAACACTACAGGTGCTAATAACGTAGCGGTTGGATATGCTGCTTTAGATGCCAATACTACAGCAGCTAATAACGTAGCAGTTGGTTATGGAAGTTTAGGTGTTAATACAACGGGTGCTTCAAATACAGGACTTGGGCATCAAACTTTAGAAAAAAACACCACAGCGTCTAACAACACAGCCGTTGGTGCAAACACATTATATAAAAACACTACAGGAACAGAAAACACAGCAGTAGGACAAGCCTCTTTAGATGCAAACACAACAGGAAATAACAACGCTGCTTTTGGTAGAGGTTCTTTAACCGATAGTACAACTGGACTTAATAATACTGGATTAGGTGATAATGCTTTAGCTAACAATACAACTGCTTCTAACAACACAGCAGTTGGTAAAGATGCTTTATTAGTAAACACCACAGGTGAAAACAATATAGCAATAGGAGGAAATGCTTTAGACGCAAACACTACAGCTTCAAACAACACAGCTGTTGGAAGGGATGCTTTAGGGGGAAACACTACAGGTTTCGGTAACACATCTGTTGGTAAACAATCGGCTCAACTTATTACAACTGGTGAAGAAAATACTATTATAGGGCTTGAAACTGGTGTTGCAAATACAGAACTTACAACAGGTGGTTTTAATACACTTATTGGTGCTAAAGTTAGTACGGCTTCATCTGATGTACATTTAAATACTGTCATTGGTTACAACTCCGTAGGTGCGTCAAATTCAGATGGACAATTAACTTTCGGATATAACAATAACAGAACTTATATAGTAATGGGGAACACATCTTGGTCAGGCACTTCTGATTCAAGACTAAAAGAAAATGTAGCAGACCACGCTTTAGGACTAGGGTTTGTAAATGCTTTAAGACCAGTTACTTATAATTGGAAAAAGAAAAAAGATGTTCCTTCTGAATTAAGTGATTACTACGAAGATGGTAATGAAGATAGAGTAAATGGAACAAATGCTTTAAGGCATGGTTTTATAGCACAAGAAGTAAAATCTGTAATGGATAGTAATAGTGTTGCATCTGATAGTTTTAACCTTTGGAATACTATGGCTGATGGAACACAAGCATTAGCAGATGGTGAACTTATACCAATTCTAGTTAAAGCTTTGCAAGAAGCTGATAATAAAATAGATGCTTTAACTACTAGAGTTGCAGCGTTAGAAGGATAATTAAACGGAGAATAATATGGCTCAAACAGTAGCAGAAGTGCTAACAGCAGCAACAGATAGCGTAACGCTTATCAACGACATCAATACGAATGGTAAAAAATCAACGTATGTTGGTGGTTCAGCAGAAGCTGATACAACAACTATGACACAAGCCGAGATAAATGAAATGGTACAACGTAATGTGGACCACTTAGAAACTATCTTAGCTTATGAACCTGTTGACGCAGCAGATGATACACCTAACGTAGTAGGCTCGTCTTCAAGTAAAAAAACTACTTGTAGTGGCGGAGTTACAACGGGTAAAGCTTATATAGCAGCTAATTCATAATGACTGAAGAAGTAACAACTGAAACTACAGAACAACCTGTAGACCCTCAATTACAACAAAGAATTGCTTATACCGAAACTTTGCAACAAGAGATACAAAACCTTAGAGAGCAAATGGCTCAACTACAATATCAATTAGATATTAGAGTTACAGCTTTAGTTGGTTATCAAAGTACTTTAGAAGTGATAGAAGAACCTGAAGAGGTGCAATAATGAACTGGCTTCCAAAAACGTACTACGACACTATGAAAAACTTTTGGCTAAAAGTCAGAGGTGTTGAAGAAGAAACTGTAAGAGCTAGAACAGACGAAGGAAAGTTTGTTGCAGATGATAAATCTACTCCAGACGTTAATGAAGCTTACACAACAGTACAAGTAAAAAAGAAAAAAAGAGGAAGACCTAAAAAGAAAAAATAATGGCTACAGCTAAAGACGCAATACATCAAATTAGCACACATGAAAAAGAGTGCGCTATTCGCTATGAAAACATAGAGAAAAGATTAGACGAAGGATCTGCTAAGTTTAGAAGACTTGAGTATATTATGTGGGGCTTGTATGGCCTAACAGCTGCTTCTTTAGGTATAGACAAATTAATATAAATGAAAGATGGCATTAGAAAAATTTATATTTCGACCAGGAATAAATCGCGAAGGAACAGACTATTCTAATGATGGCGGATGGTTTGACGCTAATCTTGTTCGATTTCGCAAAGGCCTTCCAGAAAAAATTGGTGGATGGGCTAAGGCTACTTTAAGCACATATCAATCTACAGTTAGAGCTCTTCATGCTTGGGTAGATCTATCTTTAACAAGATATTTAGGTTTAGGTGCTACATGGAAGTATTACATAAAAGAAGGAGATAACTTTTATGATATTACTCCTCTTCGAGAAACCACATCTGCAGGCGATGTAACCTTTGCAGCAACTAACGGTAGTTCAACTATTACAATTACCGACACAAACCATGGCGCAGTAACGGATGATTTTGTCACGTTCAGTGGTGCTGCTAGTTTAGGTGGGACTGTAACCGCTACAGTTTTGAATCAAGAATACCAAATACTTTTAGTTACAGGAACAAACACTTATACGATTACAGCTAAAGATACTGCTGGCGCAACAGTAACAGCTAACGGTAGTGATAGTGGTAACGGCGGAAGTTCTGTTGTAGGAGCGTATCAAATTAACGTAGGACTAGATACTTATGTAGAGTCTTCAGGATGGGGTGCAGGAACTTGGGGTGCAGGAACTTGGGGCTCAACAACAGCCTTAACAAGTGCTAATCAATTACGTCTATGGTCTCATGATAATTTTGGTGAAGATCTAATCATGAATGTACGAGCAGGTGGCATATATTATTTTGACACTAGCGCAGCTACATTAGGAACGACTAGAGCAATACCTTTAACAAGTCTGTCAGGAGCAAACTTAACTCCTACTTTAGCCTTGCAAGTGTTAGTCAGTGACATTGATAGACATGTTGTTTGTTTAGGCGCTGATCCAATATCAGGAAGCTCGCGATCAGGAGCTTTAGACCCTATGTTGGTTGCTTGGAGCGACCAAGAAAACGCAGCCGTTTGGGAACCTTTAGCTACCAATACCGCAGGATCTTTTAGACTTTCTGCAGGATCACAAATTATCGGAGCTATTAGAGCAAGACAAGAAACTTTAATTTGGACAGATACCGCTTTGTATTCAATGTCTTTTATCGGTCAGCCTTTTACATTTGGTATAAATTTAGTTAATGAAGGTGTTGGATTAATTTCTCCAAATGGAGCTGTCAATACACCCAAAGGTATATTTTGGATGGATAAAAAAGGTTTTTATACTTATTCAGGTGCTGTTCAAGATATTTCTTGTACTGTTCAAAATTATGTCTTTAGCGATTTTAACCAAGGACAAGCTTTTCAGGTATTTGGTTTTGTAAACAAAGAGTTTGATGAAGTAGGATGGTTTTATTGCTCAGCTGATTCTGAAGTTATTAATAGGTATGTTGTATATAACTATGAGGATGGAGCCTGGAGCATAGGACAACTTACAAGAAGCTCATGGTTGGACGAAGGTATATTTAATACTCCTATGGCTACGTACAGCACAAACGATGTAGGATATTTATATAATCATGAAACAGGTAACGATGATGATGGTTCTCCAATGGATAATGTGTTTATAGAATCCAGCGACTTTGCATTAGGAAACGGAGAGCAGTTTCAATCAATTAACAAAATTATTCCTGATGTTAAATTTACAGGCGACGGTGGTTCAGGCCAGACAATTAACTTTGTATTGAAACAAAGAAACTATCCAGGCGAAAGCTTAGCTACCGACTCGACAAACACTTGCACAGCAACTACTACAAAAATAGATACTAGACTTAGGGCCAGACAAGCAGCACTTAGGATTGAGTCTGACGATGATAATAGTCTAGGAGCAAGATTAGGAGTTGGTTTTAGAGTTGGAGCTACTCGTATGGACCTCAAAGTAAATGGTAGAAGATAATGGCTAAAATTCTAGAAACAAGACTTCCAATAGCCATAGGCGAAATATCTCCTGATACATTTAACAGGTTAGTTAGAGTATTAGAACTTAGCCTTAATAAGGTAGATTTAGACGCTACTCTTTCGGTTAATGAAACACAGCGTAATGAAAACAAATTCCAACAAGGCGACATTATATGGAATTTAACAGCGCAAGAACTACAACTATGGAATGGTGAACAATGGATAACACTATACGAGGGAGAACAGTTCGGGGTAGAAGGCGTTGCTTCTTTAGGCAAAATAACAGTGTCAACGGGTGGAGCTACAACAATAACGATATGATGGACAGAGTTAGATTATTAGAAGAGCTTATGTTAGATGAAGGTGTTATTCATGAGATTTATAATGATCATCTTGGATACGCTACATTTGGTGTAGGCCATTTAATTACAGAAAGAGACAAAGAACACGACCAACCTTTAGGAACACCTGTATCAGAAGAAAGAGTTAAGGATTGTTTAAATGCAGACGTAGACATCGTATGCAAAGAACTGGATAAAAACATGCAGTGGTGGCGCGGTCTTAACGATACAAGACAGCGCGTACTAGCTAACATGTGTTTTAATCTAGGTTATCCTAGATTAAGCAAATTTAAAAAGTTTTTAGCCGCTGCAAGAAACGAAGATTGGGAAACAGCTGCTGATGAAATGATGGACAGCAAATGGGCAACCCAGGTTGGAGACCGAGCTGTAAGGCTTAGGGAGAAAATGTTGAATGGCTAAAAAAACTAAGAAGAAAACACAAACTGTGTCAAACTATAAGAAATCATTAAGGAGACCATAATGGCTAAACCAGGATTGTATGCAAATATACATGCAAAAAAGAAACGTATAGCAGCAGGCTCAGGAGAAAAGATGAGAAAACCAGGAGCTAAAGGTGCTCCAAGTGCTCAGGACTTTACAGATGCAGCAAAAACAGCTAAAAAAATGAAAGACGGCGGTGTTTTTATGCCGAGTGCAACCGCAGTGCAAAGTAAAGGTTGTGGTGCAGTAGCAAACGATCGCAGGAAAAAAACTAAATTACTATAGGAAAAATAATGGCTAAGAAGTTATCCTCAAAACAAAAGAAACTAGCTAGAGTTGCTAAACCTCGTAATAAAATTACAGGTGCGGACTTTAAGAAATTAAAGAAACGTGGCGGCAAGAAAAGCTAAGCCAATACGCAAAACGACTGGTAAAGGCGGTAACTACCGTCCTACTAAGTCTGGCGCTGGCATGACTAAGAAAGGTGTAAAAGCCTATAGGAAAGCCAACCCTGGATCAAAGTTAAAAACTGCGGTAACAGGTAAAGTAAAGAAAGGTAGTAAGGCAGCCAAACGACGTAAATCTTATTGCGCAAGATCTGCGGGCCAGCTCAAAAAGAGCTCTGCTAAAACTAGAAACAACCCTAATTCAAGGATTAGGCAAGCGCGCAGAAGGTGGAAGTGTTAATGAAACTAGGATTATTAAAAACGTTAGTAGGTACAGTAGCTCCAACAATAGGAACCGCATTAGGTGGGCCTATGGGCGGTATGGCTGCAAATATGATTTCCGAAGTATTAGGATGCGATCCTGAGCCAAAGAAAATACAAAAGGCCATGGAGACAGCTACTCCTGAGCAACTAGCGCAGTTAAAGAAAGTAGAAGCTGATTTTGAAGTCCAGATGAAAAAGCTAGATATAGATCTATTTGCATTGGAAACAGCAGATGTACAAGACGCAAGAACTAAGTTTGGTAAAGATTGGACAGCAAAAATTATAGGTATTGCTACATTAGGTGGTTTTTTAGGGTATATATTTCTTATCACCCTTATGCCCCCAGAAGCCAACTCAGAGGCTTTGGTTAACTTAGTGCTCGGATACCTTGGTGGTTTAGCAAGTGCTATCATATCTTTTTACTTTGGGGCTTCTAACAAACAAGACAACGAATAGAAAAAACGATAATATAGGTAATGTTATGTCATACAATTTTGATTTTTTAGACGATCTTTTTAAAGACGACGATACAACAGATTACAGCTACCTGTTTGACGATTCTGGTGATGGTGCAGTTAATTTAAATTTTGATTATGATCCTAGCAACTCTGGTATAACTTCTTTGGACTTTGATGTTTCAAGTTTGTTTGGCGACGATGATTACAGTTATTTGTTTGGTAGCGATGATGATGGCATAGCTAATTTAGACTTTGACTACAAACCTGGCGTAGATTTTAGCGATGTTTATGATAATTTATTTAATGAGAATACAAACTATGACGATACTGTAAAAGAACTTTATCCCGATTTGTTTATGGACTCTACACAAGATCTAATAGCAAATGCGGACACATCCAGTACTTTACTAGATACTATTCTAGGTCTTGTTGGCGGTAAAAAAGGCAAAAACAAAGCTCAAGGAATTATGAGTTCAGTAGGCGGAGGCATTACAGACTTTGCTAACTCACCTATAGGACAATTGCTTTTGTATAACCAGCTGAAAGAACAAAGAAAAGACGATATAAAAGTACCAATTGGACAAGAAGCTTATGGTGATCAAGGATTAGGCAGTATGCCTGACTACAGAATTTTTAACTTACAACCTGCACTAATGCCAGGTGTAGGTTACGCTAATGCACCACCACCTGAAATGAAACAGGGTGGTTTAGCATCTATGAACGAAGGACCTGGAGACATAACACTAGCAAGACTAGAACCAGGTGAGTTTGTTATGACAAGAAAAGCTACTGATAATATAGGCGCTAAAAACTTATACAGTCTAATGAAACAAGCAGAGAGGATGAGCTAATGGCAGTTAATCAAAGTTATTTTACAGGTACAGCAAGAGGTCAAGGTCCTTCAACTACTGCTACGTATGAAGAGCCATCTGCTCAGGCCATGCGCCGTGGATTTTTAGAATCCGCGTTTGGTTTAGCTAGAACACCAACACCTGTAGCTGTACAACAATACGCAGGATTGGATCCGTTTGAAATGCAAGCCAGACAATTAGCTGGTGGCCTTGGTGGGTTTACCCCATACATACAACAAGGCGGACAAATGATGCAAGAAGGGTTAGGCGTTGCACGTCAAGGACAAGGAGCTCTGGCTGGAGCACAAGACATGTATGGACAAGGAACAGGATTAGTAGGACAAGGCACAGGACTATATGGACTAGGCACACAGTTAACTGGACAAGCTTCTGATTATTATAGACCAGGAGCCGCTAGTTCTTTTTACAATCCTTATGAACAAGATGTTGTCCAGCAGACACTGTCAGACTTACAAGAACGAAGTGCTAAACAAGGTGTTGCAGACAGATCACAAGCTGTAAGTAGAGGCGCATTTGGCGGCTCTCGTGGCAGGTTAATGGAACAAGAAAGGGAAAGAGCATTTGGTCGAGGCGCAGCGGAAGCGATTGGTGGCATACGTTCAAGAGGTTTTGAAGGTGCAAGAAGTGCTGCAATGACAGCAGGTCAAGGACTAGGACAACTAGGCGGACAGCTTGGATCGTTTGGTTCAGGACTAGGACAACTAGGCGGACAACTTGGACAATTTGGTTCAGGACTTTCTAACGTAGCTGGTCAATACGGTAACTTAGGAACAGGTATTGCTGGGCTAGGAACAGGTTTTGCTAATCTAGGAACAACTGGTCAAAGTAATTTACTAAAACAAATTAACGCTTTTGAAGGATTAGGCAGAACAGGCAGAGGCATACAAAATCAAATGTATGGAGCACAGTTTGATGCGGCTAATAGATTATCGGCAGAACCTACGCAACGTTTGAAAAATTTACAAAGCATGTTAGGACTGTTACCTACCACTAGATCTACTACTACATTTAATCCTATTGCCAATACCTACGATCCTATGCAAGGTATTATGGATCTTCTTGGCGGAGGAAATATTAATTTACCAGGCGTAGATCAAACAGGTGTTTCTACACAACCTGCTGGACAATCTAATCAGTTAGCTGGATTAGCTAGTCTTCTTCAACTATTCGGAGGCATGGGTTAATGCACGAGCAGTGGAAGAAAAGAAAAATGTTCTCTAATAGAGAGCAAGGTATCATGTCTGGCCTTGATCCTGTACCTATGATGGCTGGCGGTTCTGTACCTTACCCTGGTATGGAAACAGGCGGTGTCGTCCCCCAAACACAGTTATTTGAAGAAGGTGATAATGAATTAAACGCGTCATTAAACATGATGGCTTCTGTTAGTAATCCAGATGTCCCTGATATGCCAATGCCTATGATGGACGAAAAGGTAGAGGTCAAAGAAGAAGCAACGATGGACCAAGGACCTGATGGTTTTAGAATGGCCGTAGATGATTTAAAAGCAACCTTTAAATCTGAGATAGATAATTACATATCAAAAGCGGGTGTAGAAAATATTGGCAAGTATTTAAAAAGCATGAGCGTAGCCTATAACAATCAACTAAACAATTTACGCAAACAATTTAAAGTAGACAAAGTAGATCCTGAGGACCAACTGTTTACTGAACAGTTTCTTGCTGAGTTTATGACAGACGTTCCTGGCATGCAAAGTGGCGGAGTCGTATTAACTCAAGAACAACTAGATGAGTTTTTTGGAGAAGGTAGATTTCCTTTAGAGGAATGGAATAAATATAGTCCAGACATACAAGAATTTTTTATGAGAAGAGCTCGAATAGCCAAACTAGAACAAGATCAAGCTACAGCTGGTTCGCAAATAGACTTATCTAAACTTGAAGAATTGCAAGCAGAAAGAAGAACATTAGCTCCTCAAATAGGAGCAGCAGCTCGTGCAGGTGTAGCGACAGTTGGATCACCTTCTGGTAGATACCTTGCTGGATTAACAGCAGGAAAACAAGCAGAGACAGCAGCATTAGACAAAGCTTTAGTAGGGGAAATAGATATACAAAAAGCAATACTTAATGCACAAGCAAGAGCAGGCACTACAAGTGGAGAGTTAGACTTTGACTTGACAGCTAAAGAATCAGAAGCCTTTTCTTTACAAGAAATAACAAAACAAAAAGAAGAAAGAGAACTTTTACAAAACCAATGGGATGAAGCAGTTAAAGCTCAAGACGGAAAGTTTGGTAAAGCTCTACAACTTTTTATAAATCAAACAGGTGGCAAACTTCCTCCTGCATACCAAGATCAAGAAAGAGCTATTCCTGGTACAGGTGGAGCAGGAAACTTATTAGACTACTATAAAATTCTTCTTGGAAAAGAAAAAGAAGCTAGAGAAGCCAATGACAAGTCATTTTATTTACCAGACGAACTTAATAAATGGATTACATTTCCAGTAGTATAAGTTATGGCTTTGCGTCCACTTACAGAAGAAGAGAAAACAAGACTTGAGCTTCTAGAGATTACTCCTGAAGAAGTTTCTGAAATTGAAAAAATAGATCAAGACGATCAACCAAGACAAAAGACTCTTTTTGACGTTGCAGACGAACTACCTTTACCTTTAGCTGCTAAAACAGCTTTACTTGCAGAAAGGTTTTATGACAGTTTGTACGGCAGTACACAAGCGAGTATAGGAGATTGGCAAGAAACTAGAGCTGTAGCACAAGAGGGTAGAGGCCATGACGACTATGCTAAAGAGTTACGACAAAGGGCCGACATAAACGAACAACAAGCTAGTGAATATGCGTACGAAGCTAAGTATGGCGAAGAAGGACTAGAACAATTTAAAAACATAGCTGAACCAGAATGGTGGGCAGCAACTATAGGTGAAGTAATACCTGGCTCAGCTCCTTTTCTAGCAGGGGCAGGGGCGGCAGGTGGAGCTACACTTATGGCTACAGGTAATCCTTACGCTGCATTAGCAGCAGCAGCTGTAGGCGGTGGTTCTGTTGTTTTTGCTCAAACTTACGGAGACGCTTACTACGAGTATCTCGAAAAAAATCCTGATGATGAAGCAGGAGCAGATAAGTACGCATTAAAAAAATCAGGGATAAGTGCAATTATAAATGCAGCTAGTGTCCCTGCTGGGTTGGTGGGTTTAAACCAACCGATATTAAAGCACTATATAACACAGGCTATTTTACAAGGTGGCATAGGGGGAGTAGATACAGTCACACAAAACTTAATGGTCAAAAATAATATTGATCCTAACTTAGATGTAAGTACAGGTTTAGCAAAAAGTGTAATGGGTGAAGCTATTGGCGAAGGAACTATTTTTGCTACAGCAGGAAGAATGTCTACTCCTAAGTTCACTAAATTTCAAAAAGAACTTACCGAAGAAGAACGTAATGTAAATGATGAAAAAACAGAAGCCTTAACACAAGCAGAACTTAATTCTCTTGCACCAGACTTAGATGAATTAGATGCTAACGAACTTAGAGAAATAATAGTTAATAGTCCTGATTTAGAACTAGGTGTAGTGATACCAGGAGAAAGTAGAGAGTCTTTACGTAATAAACTTGTAGAAGCGGTAAGAGCTAAAAACCAAGAAAAAGTTATTAGAGACTACATGATAGACAATGTACTTTCTAACTATAATCCCGAAAAAGTTTTTGATGAGCAGAAAGCTACTTTAGATCAAATGACGGATGAAGAATTAGACGCTTACATTTTAGAAGAATTTGGTACACAAGAAGCATATTCAATATGGGCAAACAGACAAGGCGAATTAAGTTTTACACCTGGTACTACAGAAACTAGGCAAGAAGATCGTGTAGCTTTAGCAAATGCGAGTGCAAATATTTTGTTAAGAGAACGACAAGGCCCTGCATGGAAATTAGGTATCAACGAGTTTAGAGATTATGTAAGTGATATTGAACAAACTTATACAATAGAAGAGTTAAGAATAGCGGTAGCAGAAGCTGTTCCTACTGCAAATTCAGAAATGACTAAACGTATGTCTAAATCTGAACTAGCTAACAAACTAGCAGAACAACAAGCTGTTGTTGATTTACAAAGACAAGTTCGAGACAGAGCAAATAGAAGTAGAAATATAGATTTAACACAAGTATCGTTTGATGAAGACGGTAATCCTGTTCCTTTTGTATTAACACCACAATACATAGATGTTATAAGACCAGAAGGAACTGCACTAAGAGCAGAAATGATGGTTGAGCAGCCAGACGGTAGCGTAAAAACAATAGGTTTTCAAAGACAAGGTATAGAAGAAGGTATGAGTTTAGCTGAGCAAACAACTAAACGTGGTGCTGAGCTTTCTGTATTTAAAGTAGATGGTGTTGAGGTATCTCCAGATAGTCCTTTTGCAAATAAAACTATAGACGAAGTTTTTGAAGGCAGCCAAATAGATAGTGTGTATTCAAGCCCAAGATTAATTTCTCTTGAAATGCCATTAGGCACTGCACCGCAATTTCAAGGAAACGCTTTGTCTAGGATTTTTAGTTCTTACATAAGACCGTTAATGCCTACAGGTTTGTTAATTGGCAGTAGGTCTCGTCAAAGAATAACAAACATTAGAGCACTAGAAACAAAAGCGCAGAACTTAGGTTTAGAAGTAGAGCAAGCTATAGCGGAAGCAGTTAGACGAGGCGATATCAAAACTAAAGCAGAAGCTGATAAATTAATTATGGCTTTTCTACAACAAACAGGCGCGCGTATAGAACTTACAGCCGAAGAACGAAAAGTAGCTGAAAAAAACTTAGCTGATCTTGAAACTCAAAAAGTAGAGGGACGAGACGAATTGTCGCAAAATGAAGTAGATTCTATAAACGATGAAATAGAATTTATAGAAGGACAATTGCAAGACATACAAACAACTAAAGTAGCTGCAAGGCAATTGCCTGATTCATTAAGAAAACCCGCACTTAAAATTAGAAAAGGTATTGATGCTATTAGTGGAAGACTTTTAAAAGAAATACCTCCAGAAAGTTTAGATCCAAATTTAAGCGCTGTGGTAGAACATAATTTAAACACTTATGTAACAAGATCATATAAATTCTTTTCTCCAAATTTAGGCTGGAATCCAAAAGGCCAGATGATGGTTGAATCTATACAAAACTTGCCTTTTAAAGTTGCAGAAAAAGTAGGAGCTAAAACTACTGTGCCTAATAGGACAATGACAGATTTGTATAATAAAGCAGTAATTTCTATGGAGTATAAGTTTAGATCTAGAATGCCTGATTATAGATCTGATGCAAGACGTGAGTTAGGCTCAGTTGCAACTAATGAACAAGTAGAAAGTCGTGCTCTTAAAATAAGAAAAGAAAGAGCCGAAGAAGCAGTAAACGAATGGATAGATAGATCTTTGTACGAAAGTGCAACAGACGTTTCAAAAATGGCTGCTTTATTAAAAGGAAAAAATAAAGGCGAAAAAGCAGATATTAAAATCAACAAGTTGTTAACTCAACGTGGCGAAATACCTTACGCTGTAAGACAATTGTTGGGAGAGATAAAAGAACCTGAACTGATTGCTGCAACTTCTTTTGCACGAATGGCTAGAACTGTAGAGAATGCTACGTTTTTTCAAGAGGTTAAAAGACTTAGTGAATTACCAGGAGAGCAATGGTTTTCTCCAGTGGCTACCAAAGAATACCCTATTAAGATAGAAACAGGAGATGAGTTTAATCCTTTAGAAGGATTTTACACTACAAAAACTATGGCTGAAGCTTTGTCAGGGGGAACTATAAGAGGAGAAGACGCAATCCTTAACGCCCTTGCAAATACGTTTGGCACAGCAAAAGCTATAACTCAATACGGAATTATTGTATTGAGTCCTGGTACACAAATGAGAAACCTGTATGGAGCTGGAATTATGTATGGTTTCAACGGACATTTTAGAGGAATGTTTGGTAAAGAAGGTGAAATACAAAACGCAATACAGTTAATTGGTAATGATTTATTCGGCAATGTGCAATACAACCCTGAAACAGGAGAAATTTCAGGTAACGTTGATGAATACAATTCAGCTTGGGGATACATGCAACAACTTGGAATTGTTAACACAGAAGTTAGGGCGAACGATGCTTTAGGTGTATTTACTCGTGTAGCAAACTCTCCTACAAATTTTAAATCTATTGAACAAATAAGTAATCTTTTATATGGCTTAGGCCAAACAGGTCCAGGTAAAGCATTTGATAATTACGTGTTAAGTTTAAATAGAGGAGCTAGACGAGCGTATGCTGCATCAGATGATTTCTTTAAAATACTTGCGTTCTTATCTGAAAGACGAAAATTTAAAGATATGGTAGATAACATAGGAGGTTCTGACGATTTAAAACTTAGAGTGCTAAGAGACTTTTCTAAAAGTTTAAAAACAAAAAGTGGTATTACAGAAAAACTTTCTAACTATGTTCAAGACCAAGGAACAGTTTTAAGAAATGTTACGGACTTAGATAAATACATAGATCATGTATCAGCTTACATGGTTAGAAATACTATGCCTAACTATGATTATGTAGGTAAATTTAGAGAGTATTACGCAAATCTCCCAATTGGTAACTTTATAGCTTTCCCTACAGAAATAGCTAGAACGACTGCTAACTCTGCTCAATTAGTTTACAGAATGGGAACTTACTCACCTAATCCAGAAATACAAGCTATAGCTGCTGCTCAAGGCATAGAGCTGCCATCTAATCCATTTTTACAACGTGCTCAAGAACGAGCAATTGGTGGATACGTAGCAACACATGGATTAGTTGCAGCGTTAGCTAAAGCAAGTCAGACAATCTTTAATGTAGACGATGATGATACTTATGCTGCGAATGAGCTTATAGCACCTTATCAAGATAGAGATAGAATAATTTGGTTGGGTCCAAAAGGAAAAGAAACTCCTTACTTAAACACAAATTATTTTTTCCCTTACGAAGCAATAGGTAAATTCTATAACGTTATAGGAGGCACTTTAAGAGAAACTCGTGGCAAAGGAGACCCAGCAGCTATAAGAAAAGCTATGGGTCAATTTATTGCTGAGTACACCGAAACGTACATGCAAGAAAGTATTTCTGCTAAGTTAGCTTTAGATTTAATAAACAACCAAAACGATGATAATCCTTTAAATATAAAACCTATTTGGAACGAACAAGATGATTTTTCAGATCAATTTACTACAGGGTTAGAGTATGCGTTTAACAAAGCTGGACCTGGAGCTTATAGGCAAGTTAATGATGTAATATGGTCTTTGCAAGAGGGAGATGCAGCTTTAAATCGTTATGGTAAAACTATGCCATTTGTAAGAGCTGCAGCAAAATTAATGGGATTCTCAAATTCAGAAGTAAACCCTGATGTATCAATGCCTTTTATTATATCTAATAGAGTAAAAGAATTTAATCAATATACTAAACAAAACTTAAACCGAGAATACGCATCAGCTGAACAGTTAACCGAAGAAGATGTTATAAAGGATTGGGAAGATGCACAACGTTCTTGGTTCCAAATACAACAAGGTTTATATTTTGAGCTGCAAGCTTTAAAAACATGGGATGTAAACCAAAACGTATACGAAGATAGACTAAAAAGTTTTGTGCAAAGGACAGGAGCAGGAAAAGACTTTTACGATAATATTGAAAGAGGTATCTTTACTGCTTGGCCTGTTCCAAAAAGTACAGTTAAAAACTTTGAGAAAAAAGCAGAAGACTTTAGACTTTCTAGAAGATGGCCTGAATCAGAACTTGATCGTAAGTACGATCTGATTGAAAGACAAAAAGTTTCTCTTACAGGAAACCCAGAGTTATCTAGGAATCTTGAAGAGAATCTTGGGATTCTAGATCTGGAAGACTAAACTTTTCTACGCGTTCCATCCAAGCTTCGGCAGCTTTCTTAAACTCGTCACCTTCAAGAATAAACTCCTGGTATAGGCAGTCTACAGAACACATCATGATTACACCTTTCTGTATGTCTGTGCCGTACAGCTCGTTGTGTGCAAGTGCGTAAGCAGCTAACTGTTGGAAGTAGTCCCACACCCATTGTCTGCGTTTAGGTTTGTTGGTTTGTTTAAAGTCCATGATAGACAGATCATCATTGTGTACACCAATCACGTCAGCTTTACCTGCATAGCGATCAGGGTAGTACAAAGATATCTCACAACCATACACTTGTGATACGTTAGGTAGCCCTTGGTCCATGATAGTACAAGCCATTTTGTAAGCACGTTTCTCTTCTGCGTTTCTAGGTACAAAATCCCAGATGCCACCGTTAACTAGCTGCTTCTCCAGGATGTCGTGCATG